ACCTTTCACGGGTGGAGATACAACGGTTTATATCGGTCAACAGGAACAAGGTACTACGGACACTGGAGAAGATCGAATTGTATTCGATGCAACTGATGGTTCTTCGGCTGACGAGAATGAAGGTGTTCTTGCAGAAGCTCGTACCAGTGACATTGCTTTCTACAGTCAGGCAGGAACAACTAATGGTTCTGCGGTCGTATTAAATGGTGTAACTGTTGCAGCTGCATAATAAATCGTTATAAATAATTATACAACAAATAACTTAATAGGATGAAATGATAATGATTAATGAAGAAATGATTAATGAAAGAAAAGATTCTCTTTTGAATGATTTGAATACAATTCAGGCAAAGCTTGCAGAATTGGAAAATAGTAAATTGGAAACTATCGCATTGTCGAATGCACTTACAGGTGCTGTTCAACAATGTGACGATTTTCTTAATAAAATTAATAATGACGAAACAGAAGATTTGGTTTCGAGTGATGTAGGATAATGCGTTTATACCTACAGTAACATTCCCCTAAAATGCAATTTTGCACGGGGTTTAAATAAGGAGTTAAAAAAATGGCTGATAAGAAAATTACGGCTTTGACCGATTTGTCCACTGGCGTCGCTGGCGCTGATTTGCTTCACGTTGTTGACGATCCAACTGGTACGCCTATCAACAAGAAGCTTTCGGTGACGAACTTCATTAACAACCTTCCTTCTTTTATTGGGTTCTCGAACTCTATTGAAGATATTTCTGATGGTACGCAAACTGCAATTTCGGTTGCAACTGCTGTTACTCTTCTGCAAACTGCTGGTTCTAACGCCACTACGCTTGCCGATGGTACGGTACAGGGTCAGATCAAAATTATCATCAATGATACGGATGGTGGTACTAGTGTAATGACACCAGCTGACCGGCTTGGTTATGCTAGTATTGACTTCGCTGATGATGGCGATAGTGTCATGTTGATGTGGACGGGTGCAGCGTGGGCGGTTATTGGCCAATCTGATGTTGGTGCTGACGTTGGTGTTGTCAATATTGCTTAATTAATACTGATTATTCAGTAGTGTGTTTAATGAGAGAGGGGCAATTGCTCCTCTCTTTTTTTATGTCTATATATTTTAGTTATTATAAATAGTATTTAAAGAGGGACACGTATGAAAACCTTGCAAGAAATTAATGACCCAGAAATTATTGTTGTTAATGATGAAAATACTGGAAAAACATATGAGTATGACACTAGATTGAATAAAAAGAAATCGATGTTTCTTGAAGAACAAATTAGAGACGATATTCCTATTGATGGAGAAGAAAATGAAACAGTTTAAAAATTTTATTGCTGAAGGGCAACCAGAAATTCCTAATGAACCAACTTATGGTAGAAATCCATCAAACGGATATCTAAATGATGATGTTATTAGAAAACTCAATGCAATAGTTGGAAGAATCTTTGAAGACGATCAATTTGATCCCAATCAAAGGCTTCAATTAATGCGTAATTCTTTGATGAAAATTGGCCTTACTTTTGACCAATATCCACCAATGACCGAAACAAAAGGTGATTTTGATTTACCTCTCACACTTTTTGGTGGCAGATTTGGTAAGGATGTGGATACACCACATAATGAATTTTTGCAAGATGATGGAATTAGTAAAGATATTGAAGGTGGTCTAAGTCTAAATGTTAATTATGAAATGACAGAGACTAATCAATGTAGGATTCGTGCACAAATTAAATGATGTATGATAAAATAACGAGTGAAAATGTCAATATGTTTGCAATCAAATATTATGACAATCCTCACTGTGAAAATGAATTTGAATTTCAAGATGATATGAAACGTTTTAAGTATGTTAAAAGACTACTTAGAAAATATTATGAAAGTGGTATTCTTAAAGAAAGATTATTGTTGAATCATATAATTGTTATTAACAATTTGTTTGGACCAGAGGCAGCCGTTACGTTGCTTCTTTTTAAAATACAATCAGAATATTGGGGAGTATTGAAATCTTTCTTAGTTTTTTTAAATATAATAAGAGAAGATGAGATAAATGTTTTGAAAGATGATTATGTATTAAAAACACTGGAGAAACTATAATGGGTAGAGCAATAGACTTGTTTGTAACATATCGTTTTTTGAAACTATTGGTTACACCATTTAAAGAAACTGACGCTTATAAGTTGGGTATTATAGATGAAAACGGAAATCGTGTCATTACTACAGAACCAAAAATTAAAGGCATATTTCAAAGAAAATCAGTAAAACCTCTTTCAACAAGTGAAGAAAAATCTGCATATACTACTCTTCACAAACTTGTATTTAATATAAAGAAAATCTTTGGAAAGGTGCCTGGACTTAGAACCAAGCTTGGAACCTATGCTGCAGCACTATTTCTTCTTAAAGACACTTTTAAAGAATCTGTTGATGACCCAGATGTTTTTGAAAAAGAATTTGTAAAATATTTGGCAGAAGAAGGTTATGAGATAGACAATAGTATATCTGAACAAATAATTGGTTTTGGTGATGTTCTTCCAAAGGGTGAATATAAATTAACAAATGATATTTTGAATTCAGAAGAAGAAGAATTAACTGCAAAGTCTGGTGATAAAGTTATTGTTTATGAAGATGAATCTCCAGTAGATACCGTGTTGGGTGTTGAAATATTTTCAGTTATTCATGTTAAAACAAAAGAAAAAATTTATGTAGGGTTGGAGGATCTGAAACAATGAAAACAATAAAGCAAATTTGGAAAGAAGTAAATGTTCGCACAGGACAAGAAATTGAAGAAGATGCTCCTGCTAATGCATCCGGTGGTGGTGCTATTGCTGGATTAGGTGTTGACCATCCTGATTATCCTGGCAGTGGTGAGCCCGGTGTGGACCCTAAAAAGAAAAAAAGAAAGGTTCCCATTATAGATGGTAGGACTACAATCTATAAACAACATCGTGAACGTTTGAACGCTATGAGAGAAAAAAGAACAAAAAAATGAAAAGCTTCAAACAACTTTATGAAAAAAAATTATATAGAGGATTTGATAAGGACGATACTCTTTATGGTAAAAACCCATTAGTTTGGTTTTCATATGATAAAAAGGTTGCAGATGGTTATGCTTATTATCGTAAAAATGCAGAAGTAGATTCAGTTGATTATAATCCTACTAATACTTTTGATGTGGGAAATTCTGAAAAAAGAATGAAAATAACAGAACTGTTAAATTTGATTATGAAACAAAAATCTAAAAATATAGATTTAGAAAAATTGAAACCCGTTTATATGAGATTAAAAAAAACCTTTGGAGATAAAGTTCAATCAGTTGATAAGTTTTGGTTTGATAGTAAAGATTTTGCTACATTCTTAGAGTTATGTGGATATGATTCAATTTTAGCTAAAGAGGATGGATTTAAAACTCTTGGAATTTTGAGAAAAAAGTTACCATAATAGGTATTGGAGAGTAAAATGAAACACTTTAAAGAATATTCTGCTATTGGTACTACTGTTGCACCTGTTGCAGATTTGGGTGATATTCCAGATTATCGTCGTCTGTATGCGCAATTAAAAAAAGAGAAAGATCGTAAAAAAAAGATGATTAGTTTAAAAGCATTTAAATCTGATAAAACTAAAAACTAATTTTTTAATGAATAGGTGATTGGAATGTTAAAAATATATATTCTTATAGCTGTTATTGGTTTGGTTGGTGGTGTTGTATATGGCGGTTATTATTATTATAAAGATACTCAATCACGAATTCAAATTCTTACCGAGAATAGTGCAAAATTAGAAATGGTAGCAGAGGAACAAACTAATACCATTGATGTATTAATTCAAGATAGAGAAAGATTTCAACAACTAAATAATGAATTACAAACTAATTTGAATAGAGCAAATGATTATAAGGATGTTCTTATTGGTAAATTGCGTAAACATGACCTTTTAAAATTAAGTTTGCAAAAACCGGGTTTAGTGGAAAAGAAGATAAACAATGGAACACAAAAATTATTTGACTCGTTGGAAAAACTTACTATCATTAATTCTCCTGACACCAATACTTCTTCTTAGTAGTGGGTGTGGTGGTTGGAAATCAGTTCTTCCTGTTGAGATTAAAACAGTAGAAGTTGAGAGAAAAATTCCTGTACAGAACAGGCCCAGATCTATTAAATTGAACAGTATATATTTTTATGTTGTTACTGAAAATAATTTTAAAGAATTTAAAGACAAATTTGTTAAAGAGAACGGTGAATTTGTTGGTTATATTTTGAGTGTAAGAGATTACGAAACACTTGCTTTAAACATGGCAGAAATAAAGAGATATTTACAACAACAAAAGGAAATAATTGTTTATTATGAAAAGGCTGTGATTCCTTTAGAAATTGAAAAGGAAAATAATAAATGAGAAATGGTATATTTAATGATAAACTCAGTGCAGAATTCACACCACCAAAAACATGGATATTGGAAAGAGATCTTACATTTATAACAAAATCTCTTAAAAAAGAAGATATTTCTATTCTTCAGAAAATTGGTGTAAACATATCTGATGAAGGTAAAATTACTTGTGTAAAGGGAATGAAAACAGATTTAGCATCTGTTCCAAGATCATGTTGGTCAATAATTTCTCCGTGGGATGTTGCAAGAGCAGCAGTAATTCATGACCATCTATATGCAACTTTGCGTAAGTATTATCATTCTGAAAAATCAGATTGGGGTACATGGAAAAAGGGAAGAGAAATTTCAGATAATATTTTTTTATGGGGTATGCAAAGTGCAACTCCTTCTGTGTGGAAAATTAAAACCTATGCTGCATATTATGCAGTAAGAGCTTTTGGAAGTTTTCCCGCATCTTCTAATGAAAATTAATTAAAAGGAATATAAATATGAATAATAAACATAGTTGTAAAAACGAACTTTGTCAAAACCCAAATTGTGAATGTGACCCATGTTTATGCACGACAGACGATGAATGTCCTTGTTGTGTAGGCACTCCAGATTAAATGTGGTTTTGGTTAATAAGTAGTATATCAGGAAGCATTTTGGGTGGTGCAGCAAATTCTTGGTTTTTAGATACTAAAATAGGAGTTTGGTTTTATGAAAAGGTAGATGATATATCTACTTGGTCTGCAAAAAAACTAAACATAAAAATACTCTCCGAAGAAGAAGCATGGAGAAAAAAATATCCAAACATTGCAAAAAAATTGGATGATTTGGATATTAGATTAAAAAAATTAGAGGAAAGATAAAATGGCATGGAAACGAGCAGGAACCGAAATTCGTCCGAATACAGATACAAATTTTTTTGTTTTTTCAGACGATACTATCTCCCATATAAAATCTACTTATGAAGATACAGGGAAATCTGTTAGTTTTTTAATATCTTTGTCTGAAGATACGTTAACAAAAACAAAAACTAGAGTTTTTGATACGGAAGCAAATAGAAATGCATTTGTCGCTGATGAAGTTATTGTAGCACAATCTGCAATTTTTGCACAACATTGCACAGATAACAACACAACAAAATCTGTGACAATTGACAGGGAGATATAATATATTACAGGAATCACACACAACATATTCGCGATGATTTTTTATTTTCATAAATAAAGGAGTAGTTGTTGAATAAAAAATCATAACAATTCAATTACTAAAACTAACCAAATTGGAGATCTATAATGGACTGGTTAACAAAGAAAATTAATGAAAGAACTTCTTGGGATGGTGGTGCAATGATTGCTGTTGGGTTGGTCGTTTTGTTCCTTGGTGCTTGGGCACATTATGCAGCATGGGCTGCTGTAGCTTGGGGTGCAATCACACTTCTTAAATCTGAAGATTAAAAAATGAATGAGTTAGATACTGAGGTCAAACTTTTAAAAAGAGAACTTGAAGACCAAAAAAAAATACACGATAGATTAGATATTGCTATTGAAAAATTGACTGATGTATCTAACTCAATTCATCGTATGCTTGCCGTTCACGAAGAAAAACTTTCCAAACAAGAAGAATCAATTGTTGATGCAGAACAACAAATTGAAATTCGTCGTTCTGAACTATCAATACAAATTACTGAACTTCATTCCAGAGTAACAACTAACACTAAAGAAATTATTATTGCCGCAGCTGCACAACACGCACAACAGAATAAAGAAATTCAATCTATACGTGATGAACTTAGAGACAGAGTTGGTGTTTTAGAAAAATGGCGTCATGTTCTTATTGGTGCCTCTATCATTGCTGGGTTTGTAATCAATAAAATTTTAGAACTTGACATTTTATGATTGACATTTTATGATACATGTGGTATTATAAATGAATGTCTTATATCGATACAAAATATCTTAATCTAGTTAGTCCACAGCTTTCTCTTTTTAAAAAGAAAGGAGATAATTTGTGGAATTTTCGTTGTCCGTATTGTGGTGATTCTAATAAAAATAAATTAAAAGCAAGAGGATTTGTTTTTCGTAAGAAAAATGATTTGTTTTTTAAATGTCACAATTGTAGTGTAGGTGCATCACTTGGTAATCTTATCAAGCATATAAACTCAAAAATCTATGATGACTATATACTCGAACGTTATAGAAAAGGTGTTAAAACCAACAACCCAGAACCGGAATTTAAATTCAATGCTCCTATCTTTCCTAAGAAAAATATTTTCAAAAACCTTAAATCAATATCACAATTACCCGAATCTCACCCGGCGAGAAGATTGGTTGGAGAGAGAAAGATTCCTGAAACACGGCACAAAGACTTATATCTATGCCCGGCTTTTTATCGATTCACGAACTTTTTAATAAAGAATAAATTTCCATCTTTGGGTGGTGATCATCCAAGATTATTGATTCCATTTCGAAATGAATGTGGTGAAATATTTGCATATCAGGGAAGATCCTTTGGTTCAGAAGAACCTAAGTATATCACTATCAAGTTAAATGCTGAATGTGATAAAATATTTGGTCTTGACAAGGTAGACAAGAGTAAACATATTCTTGTTGTTGAAGGACCATTAGATAGTCTATTTCTGGATAATTGTATTGCAGTTGCAGGATCAGATTTTTCAAAATCTTTGAGTGTTCAAGGAAAATTATTATTGAATGAAGACTTAACTATAATTTTTGATAATGAACCAAGAAATAGTGAAATTTGTAAACAAATAGAAAAAACAATAAAACAAGGTCGTAATGTTGTGATTTGGCCAAGTTATATAAAACAAAAAGATATTAATGACATGGTTCTTGCAGGACATACTAAAGAAGAATTACAACAAATTATAAAAGATAATACTTTTAGTTTTGCACAGGCACAATTAAAATTATCAGAATGGAGAAAAATTAATGACTAGTAATTATCTACCCACATCGTATCAAGAGTTTATTCACTTATCTAGATATTCACGTTGGTTGCCCGATAAAGGACGTAGAGAAACGTGGGATGAAACAATTACAAGATATTTTGATTTTTTTACAGAACACCTGAAAGAGACTGTTAATTTTGATTTGTCCAAAAATTTAAGAAATGAACTAGAACAAGCTGTTCTTGGTTTGCGTATTATGCCCTCTATGCGTTGTGTGATGACGGCAGGAGAAGCACTTAAACGTGAGAACATTGCAGGATATAATTGTTCTTATGTTGCGGTTGACCGTCCACAAGCATTTGATGAAATTCTTTATGTTCTTATGAATGGCACTGGTGTTGGGTTTAGTGTTGAGAGACAGTATATTTCTCAGTTGCCACAGATTGCTGATGAGTTTCATCCTACAGATACTACCATTGTAGTTGCTGATAGTAAATTGGGTTGGGCTAAGGCGCTTAAAGAGCTCGTTGGTATGTTATATGTCGGACAGGTACCAAGGTGGGATTTATCGAAGATAAGGCCCGCTGGCGCACCGCTGAAGACGTTTGGTGGACGAGCTAGTGGACCAGAACCACTTGAATCTCTATTTAATTTTACCGTTAATGTTTTTAAAAATGCATCTGGTCGTAAGTTGACTTCATTGGAATCACACGATATTGTTTGCAAAATTGCAGAGGTTGTTGTAGTTGGTGGTGTTCGCCGTTCTGCACTCATTAGTCTATCTAATTTGTCTGATGGTCTTATGCGCAATGCAAAGACTGGCCAATGGTGGAATGAGAATGGTCAACGTGCACTTGCAAACAATTCTGCATGTTATACTGAGAAACCAAATATTGGTATTTTCATGGATGAATGGAAATCACTTTATGATTCTAAATCTGGTGAGCGCGGTATTTTTAATCGTGAATCTGCAAATTGGATGGCATCAAAGAATGGTCGTCGCGATGTAGAAAATCAGGAATTTGGCACTAATCCTTGTTCTGAGATTATTCTTCGTAGTCGTGAGTTTTGTAATTTATCAGAAGTGGTTGTTCGTATAAATGATACAAAAGAAACACTTTTAGAAAAAGTTCGTCTTGCAACTATTCTTGGAACATTTCAATCTACTCTTACAAACTTTAAATATATTTCTAAAACATGGAAGAAAAACTGTGAAGAAGAAAGATTGCTTGGTGTATCTTTGACAGGTATTATGGATTGCAAATTGACAAATGGTAAAACACCCGGATTGGATAAACTTTTACAAGAACTAAAAAATGTGGCTATTAAAACCAATGAAGAATTTGCCAATAAGTTTGGAATCAATCAGTCTGTTGCCGTAACTTGTGTTAAACCTTCTGGTACAGTAAGTCAGCTGACTGATTCTGCTTCTGGTATTCATGCAAGACACAATCCCTATTATGTTCGTACAGTGCGTGGCGATAAAAAAGATCCACTAACAAAAATGATGACAGACCAAGGATTTCCAGTAGAAGATGATGTGATGAATCCAAGTCACACAGCAGTATTTTCTTTTCCAATGAAAGTTGATAATGGTGCCGTGTTTAGAACAGACATGTCTGCAATTGAACAATTGAAATTGTGGAAAATCTATCAAGAAAATTGGTGTGAGCACAAGCCCTCTGTTACTATCACTGTTAAAGAAAACGAATGGTTGCAGGTTGGTGCATGGGTTTATGAAAACTTTAATTATATGAGTGGTGTCAGTTTCCTTCCATTCGCAGAACACATATATAAACAAGCACCTTATCAAGATTGTACTAAACAAGAATATGAAATTCTTTTGCAACAAATGCCTGAAATTGTGAATTGGGAAAAATTATCAGAATATGAACAAACTGACATGACAATTGGTGCTCAAGAACTTGCATGTGCTGCTGGGTTTTGTGAAATACAGTGAATTTGGTTGTTTGTGAATCTTGTGAAGCGGAGTTTGTTATAAAACACAATATGGACAATTATCATTATAAAACATTATATTGTCCATTTTGTAAAGGTGATATTGATGATCCAAATTACATAGATGAAATATCTGACTGGGATGAAGATGACTTTTAAATATAATGAAAACTAGTAGTGCTAAAGCAAAAGGTCGCAGATTCCAACAGTGGGTTCGTGACCAACTTATTGAACAATTAGATGTACACCCAGAAGACGTAGAATCTCGCAGCATGGGTGCTGGTGGTGAAGATCTCATCATGGCCCGTGCTGCTAGAGAGAAATTTCCATATTCAATTGAGTGCAAAAATCAAGAATCACTTAATGTATGGAAATCATACGAACAGGCAGAATCCAATTCTGGAAACTATGAACCTGTCGTTTTTATCAAGCGAAACAACCAAAAACCCTTAGTAGTTGTTGACGCTGAATACTTTGTAAAATTACATAATAAATAATTTTATCCCTTCTAATATATAAATATTCATAAATACTTATTAGTTATATAACTAAATGGAGTAAACTTATGCAGGCATTTACTATAATTGCTGACCTTGGTTTTTCCATAGCAGCCGTCATTGCTGGCGGGTTTTTCATCATATTATTACTTAAATATATACTTGATTCGGTTGTCAGTAGCACCACAGTGTTAAATAGTATGATCTCTTCTTTGGACAATCGTGTAAAAACTATCAATAATGAAATCGTGAAGTTAGATACTCTTGTATGCCATGCATTGGGAGTTAAGCCAGATACAAGTAGAATATCTGCTGCTGATGGAAAAGAGGATTCTAGAAAGGATTGAATGTAATGGATAATATTGTAGATTTAATTAATCAATATGGAGTTCCCATAGTTGTTGCTGTGGGTATGGGATATTTTATATATTATATTTGGAAATTTGTTACAAATAATATTCTTCCAAGTCTGGACAAGGCTACTGATACACTGATAGCACTTATTGATAGAGTAAGAATGTTGGATAATGATATGATTCGGTTGGATCAAAAAATACGTACTGTAATAGAAATACAAAAACAAAAACAAAATAAAGAAAAAAATGATATTTAAAATTTTAATAATTATGTTGTGTTTAATTCCTGTAAATTTATATGCAGTTCAAATTAATCATGCATTTAAATCACCATCTTTTAATGGAAATGGATATAGTGCACATGTATTAACAATTGAGAATCAGGAATTTTCTCGTAAGAAATCAATTAAAGATAAGAAAGAGGCAGAAGAACGTCAAATTGTAAGAGATATACAAAATACAAATTTAAATAAATTTATGAAAAATGTAGAATCTAGAATATATGCTCAACTATCTAAACAATTGGTTGACAGTATGTTTAGCGAAGATGCAGAGGCTGGTACTTCTGGAACAGTTGTTTTTGAAGGTACTACTATTAGTTATGTTAAATCATCAGACGAAGTTACTTTAACAATAATGGAATTAAATGGAAGCCAAACAGTTATTGCGGTGCCTGTTGGGGATTTTACTTTTTAGTTTAGTTGGATGTACAACACAAGAGTATGAAGATTCTGTTGTTACATCTGCCCCAATGGTCAATAAATTAAAAGTATTGCCTCCTCCACAAAAGAAGGTAACAATAGCGGTGTATGCGTTCAGTGATTTAACTGGTCAACGCAAACCGAGTGATACTCTTTCTTTATTGAGCACAGCTGTGACTCAAGGTGCACATGTTTGGTTAATCCAATCTCTTAAAAAAGCAGGAGATGGTAATTGGTTTCAAGTTATAGAAAGAATAGGCTTAGATAATTTATTAAAAGAACGACAAATAATACGAAACACAAGAAAATCATATGAGGGAGATAACGCAAAAAAAGTAAAACCTCTCTTGTTTGCTGGAGTTATATTAGAGGGTGGTATTGTTGGTTACGATACTAATATGGTTACAGGTGGTATCGGTGCTAGATATCTTGGAGTAGGTATACATGATGAATATCGTAGAGATATGGTATCAATTGGCATAAGATTAATATCAGTTCAAACTGGTGAAGTTTTAATGGCAGTTAGTACTCAAAAAACAATTCTTAGTACAAGAATTGGAATTAACATATTTAAATTTTTAGATATGGGAACAAAATTATTAGAAACTGAAGCAGGGTTTTCACGAAATGAATCTGTAACATATGCAGTAAGAATGGCAATAGAAGCTTCTGTAGTAGAATTAGTAGAAAAGGGTGAAAAGAAAAAATTATGGAAATTTAAATTAAAGGAGAGAGAAAAATGAAAATACGCATACTTACATTTCTAGTGTTATTTATTATGAACAGTGTGAGTTATGCTAGTGACGTATACATTACACAATCGGGTGCCAGTCTGACATCTAATATCAATCAAGATGGACAAACCAATAAGTTCGGTGATTCAACCACGGCGGTTACTTTAACGGGCGATAATCAAACATTGGATATTGATCAGGTTGGTAATACAAATACGATTGTTTCATCTGTTGTGGGTGCAACACAAACATTGACACTTAATCAAACAGGTAGTAGCAATACGTCCACGGTATCAGTTGGTGGTAATTCTGCATCAGCAGATAATAGTATTATACAAACAATTACAGGTGATTCTAATACAACTACTGTAAACGCAGCTAAAGTTGCATCTGGTGATGATGCAGATATTGATCTTGTGGTAACAGGTGATAGCAATACTGTAACTATTAAAGAAAATAGCACTGCTTCAATGATAGGTGATGATAAGAAGGTTAGCAATATTACAGCGATTGGTGGAAGCAATACTATCACGTCAACACATACTGGTGCTGCTGACCAAGACACAACTCTGCATCATACAGGATCATCTAGTACATTTGTGATTACACAGGGCGGTGCACATGACGGTACAACTTCTATAACAACGGTGGGGTCAGGTCATGCTGTTACGGTTACTATGGACGATTAGCATTATTCTTTTTAGTGCCAATCTATATGGTGCTATTGGAAATGTGGTACAACATAAGGGAAGTGCCTCTGTTGAAAGGTCTGGTAAAAAAACTGATTTAAAAAAAGGTTCTGACATTGAATTTAAAGATAATGTAAAAACTGGTAAAGGTGGTGTTGGTATTACTTTTGTTGATGATACCAACGTGGCTGTCAGTTCTCATAGTTCTTTGATTATTGATGAGTTTATTTATGACCCTAATTCTAAAACAGGGTCGAAATTGGTTATGAATATCGCATTAGGAACAGTTCGATATGCGAGTGGTAACATTGCAAAACTGAGTAGACAGAACGTGGATATTCGTACTCCTACTGCAAGAATAGGTGTACGAGGTACAGCGTTTAGTATGACAGTTGATGAAACTGGAAAGTCTTTGATTATTTTACTACCCAATAAAGATGGAACAGTAGGTGAAATATCAGTGGAAACAGATGCAGGTCAAATTATAATGAACCAAGCATTCCAATCAACAGTAGTTGGTACGGGTGAAGGTAGTCCATCCAAGCCAGTAATATTGGATTTGACTTTAGACCAGATTAATAACCTGTTGATAATAAAGCCACCAAAGAGAAAGATTATATCAATGATTAAGAATTCAAAGAAAAGCAAGAACTTGCTTGACATTGATTATCTTGAATTTGTCGATTTAGATAAGAATGAATTAGAAGAAGATTTGTTTGAGTTTAACGAATTGGATATTAACGATTTGAATGTAGAACTACTAGGCAATATCCTAGATCAGATTGCGCTCTCCCTAGCACAATCAGAGTTGATTGATGGCAGAACAAGTGGGTTTAACAAGTCAACACAAGTTAATACATTGATAGACGGAAACACTACACGAATTATACGACGATTGGGAAATAGTACAATAGATTTAGACTTGATAAACGATTATGGATACACAATTAATTTATCACAAGGTGGAATACCTGTGCCGGAGATAACAACAAGAGATGAAAACCTTTCTAATATTATTACTATCTATCAGTCTGAGTAACATATCTCTCGCTGGTAACAGCGTGTTCATTGAGCAGATAGGTACGAGTACAGACACAACTATAGACATAGATATAGATGGCAACAACAATGCTGTCAATCTTACTACGGAAGGCACTAACAATGAGTTGGATATTACGCAAGAGGGAAACAACAATACAATCAGCTGGATTTCCTATTGGGGTTCTGGTAAAGCTTGGGGTGGTGACTTGGATGGTAATAATAACAACATAAAAATTGAACAATATAACACTACTGGCACAGATGCTAACAAAATAGGATTTCATATACAAAGTAGTGGCAATACCGTTCATGTAGGTCAGGGATGTTCATTTAACAACAGTTCAGACACAAGTTGTGAAAGTAGTTCGACTGTCGAATATGGTGGGCATACTACCAATTTAGACTTACATTCTGGCGGCAATAATGTTAAGATAAGTCAGGAGACAGGCACAGGAAATGCAGACCACTATGTTCAACTTTACACATACGGTGGTGAGAATAACAACACGTTTATTAAACAGAAGGGTAATGGAAATAAGACCCTAAATATGACTATAAGAACTGATGGTGGTTCACAGGATATTTTACAGAAAGATGATGGCGCACACACTGCTACTATAGATTTGACAGGAACATATCACACAAATATGTCTCTAATACAACGGGGAAGCACAAATCAATCATATTCATTGACTCAGAATTGTCAGACAATCGGAGGGTGTGGTGTGAGTATTACGCAAGGAAATTAATTAAAAAATCTATTGACAATTAATATATAACATATTATAATATAATATATAAGATAGAGGTAATAAATAATGAATATGCTCACACACACTTTGATTGCCCTCGCGGCCATGGGTTGTTGTTGGTTTTGGGGTCGTCACCTGTCATCAAATTCAGTCATAGAACATTTGTTGGTTACGTTAGAACGTGACGGGTATATTAAAGTCAAAACTGACAAAGATGGCGATAAATGTTTAGTAAAATTAGATGATTTACAATAAAAATCAATAAATTAAAAACTATTGACATTGCTCATATTATATCGTATAATAGTTTTACAATAATAAAAAAAGGCACAATAATGAAAGTTGAAGTTCGTAATAATAATATTGATGCAGCACTTCGAATTTTGAAGAAGAAGTTGCAAATGGATGGTTACTATGCAGAAATGAGAGAACGTGAACATTTTAGGTCAAAAGGTGAAAAAAAAAGGTTAGCTAAAGCTGCTGGTCGTCGTCGTCATTTAAAATTGTTAGAGAGTAGAAAAATTGAGTTCGGATATTGAAGATAAAACTAGAACGAGTAGTATTGAATTAAAAACTCATGAGATAGCTACAAAAACTGTCACACCCACTAGTGGTTTAAGTTGGTATTTAAAATGGTTTTCTAGTGTTATAATTATAATTGGTATACTTTTAACCTCTAATAATTTGTATCCTTGGAATATGATGTTTCATGGAGTCGGGCTTCTTGGTTGGTTGATTGTTGCAATTCTTTGGAATGATCGTGCATTGTTAGTTGTTAATTCTGTTGGACTTGCATTACTTGCAAATGGTTTGTTAAATTCTTACATAAGCGGTGGTTTTAAATAATGGTTAAGAAGATTCGTAAAAAACGTAAACCTATGACAGAAGACCAACGGCAGGCATCTGCCGAACGTCTCAAGAAAGCACGGGCAAGTCGTGCTGAAAAAAACCCCAATTATGGAAAATCTGGTCTTCATTCTTCTCTACATAATCTAGATGAAGATGATGATTTTCATCCTGATAAGATTAAGGAATGGATTAAAATACAAAAAGATATTGTGTCATCAGAAAAAAAGAAAGAAAGAAATAATGTAAAAGGTGCTATTGCACGCAGAATTAGTCACGAAAATTATATTAAAATTATGCAAATATATTTGAGGGACGGTGTATGGATTGGTTTATTTTATGGAGAAAATCAAGAGAGTAAATTACAACCCACATGTTCAAAGTTGGCCTATCATCATGATGGACCATATAAAGGTATGGTTAAAAGAAATGTTGGAGTGTGGTATTCTGATATTAACTGTGCTTATACAAAAGAAATGTTTGAGTTTGATAGGAGTGGGTAAATGACTACACATGAAACAAATAATGTAATCAATGGGCCATGGAAAGCAATGTCCAAAAGAAAGGTCATTCTTCCTCTAAGTGACGAAGTTATTGAAGTTCAAGAAAACACTGTGTTCTGTGATAATCTCACAGAAGGGCTGATGGTTCAAATGATATATTCTATGGATGAGAATGGGTTTGAGATTCAGAGTGAAGAATTTTTAAGAGACATTGGTTTCATTATTGAATCTGTCAGAAGTTGTTTATATAGAGAAATGAAATTAGAACATCCTTTATCAGAATTAATAAAATCTCTTACAATGGAAATAGGTGATGATGAAGAAGAAATGAATACACCTAAATTTGGTTTAGATGAAGAAAAAATACATGAAGTAAAAGTCAAATTCGGAAATGATGATAATGAAAAAGAAGAAACAGAAACAGACGAATAAATTTCATGAAGTTTTTAGCCCAACAATTTTAGAAACACAAGTACCAAATAGGTTTGTAGATATTATAAATGCAACTGGTGATGATGTTTTGTCCAGTGAACAAAAGAGTGCTAAATGGGATTGGTCACATAAACTTGTTGGTAAAGTAAGTAAAGAAATTCAAATTCCAGTAGACGATGCTGATGATCGTGCATTTTTATTTAAGACGATGAAACAGGGTTGTTTGAATTATATTAACTATATTATCTCTAAGAATAGAGCTTATGGTTGGTATAAACTTGCAGGCAGAGACGGTAAACCAACAATTGATAATATACATTTAACACATAGTTGGATTGTTAGTCAGTATGCTGGTGAGTATAATCCGTATCATCATCACACAGGAGATTTTTCTGCTGTGGTGTATCTTAAAATTCCCCCAAATATGGAAGAGGAATTGAATGTTGAATTTACAGACCATTATCCAACCAATGGATTGATTGAATTTATGTATGGTGAAAACTGTGATATGAGAAGCGACACTATTAAATTCAAACCAGAGGTAGGAACAATGTTAGTGTTTCCGTCATACTTGAAACATTTTGTATATCCTTTTTATAGTGAAGGTGAGAGAAGAAGCATGAGCTTTAACGCTCACTTTAAAGTATGAATTTTGTTTAATTAAATAAACTCAAAAACTATTGACATTATGCTTTGTGCATTGTATAATAAACGTATAAATAAAAATTGATTATGAGGACAGGACAATTATATTAGTTGATATGAACCAAATTGGGGTTGCAAGTGTTATGATGCACTTGAACATAACAAAATCGCATACAGTTGAAGAAGATATGGTTCGCCATATGATTCTAAATTCTCTTCGTATGTATCGTGAACGTTTCTTTGATGAATTTGGTGAGTTGGTTATTTGTTATGATTCCAAACACTATTGGAGACGAGAGTATTATCCAGAATATAAAGCCAGTCGAAAAAAGACTAGAGAAACTTCTGGACATGATTGGAATAATATTTTTGGATGTCTCAATAGCATCAAAGAAGAACTTACAGAAAGTTTTCCATATAAGGTAATTGAAGTTTATGGTGCAGAGGCAGATGATATTATTGCTTCTTTGTGTATGGAACATGCATCTTCTTGTCCCAACATACTAATTTTATCTGGCGATAAGGATTTTGTTCAATTACATAAGTATAAGGAAGTTAAACAATATAGTCCTGTTACAAAGAAATTTATTAATGGACCTGACCCTATTGAATATCTTTATGAACATATTCTTAAAGGTGATGTGAGTGATGGTGTGCCAAATGTTTTATCACCAGACAATACTTTTGTGGATGGATTACGCCAACGTCCACTAAGTAAAAAAAAGATTTCAAGTTGGGCTGGTCCAATGTGTGAACAATTGTTGCCCAATGAGGAATTAAAAAGAAATTACCAGAGAAATAAAAAACTTATTGATTTGACAGAATGTCCCAGAAATTTGTATGATGAATGCGTACAAGCATATTCAGAAACACCAGAAGGGGATCGTAGCAAACTACTAAATTATTTTATAGACAAAAAATTATCCATTTTGATGGATAATATAGGAGATTTTTGAAATGCCATATACACCACTAATGTCTGAAGTTTTGGACAATGTTGCGAAAGCGAAAACTAAAAATGAGAAAGTTGAATTATTGAGGAAACATAATTCAGATGCATTGAGGATGGTTATTAAATCTTCATATGACCCAAATATTCAATGGGACTTGCCTGAAGGTAATGTACCATATACACCAAATGATGCTCCAGAGGGAACGGAACACAACATGCTTGTTCATGAAG